GATAGGTGACATCTACTGGGACTGTCATACAGAGTTGACCTTGGCTGAACATGGGTTGCTACAGGCTGAGCATTCGCATAAGAGGCCATGGAACCGATGACGATATTTGCAATGGGTAGTTCCATGGGATTTGCCTTTGGCTTCTTGGTTGCACTGATAATGACGCAACGGTCATGAGGCCAGTCATACCACAATGGGTATATGAGGTGGGTTTCTCTCCAATCCAGAGAGAAGCCTACCTCTATGTCTGTATGAGAGGTGTATGCTTCGATGACAAGCGATCCATGGCATCCACCCTGGGTGTCTGCAAGACCAGGTTATGGAAAGCTCTGAAGGTCTTGGTTGACCATGGTTGGCTCGACCAAAAAAAGGCTGGAAGATCCACTTGCTACCTAGCCAGGACCAAGGGGAAACCGATAAAATCGGCTCCTATGACTAACACCTCTAAGAAACAACGTGTACGCGATCACGTACACGTTAACGATACAACGTGTACGCGAGGACGTACACTAACTAATAATATAATAGATATAGATATTAATAATAATAGTACTAGGGACGAGATTCTTTCGGAGATCATTTTGGCAGGTAGATCTAAGAGATCAGATGTCCCTAGAACTGTTGCTGCTGATATTAAGGCAGGCAAAAAATATTTCTCAATATGACCAAGCAAAACAATAAAATCTCAATTGAATACGACATTCCCGAGGACTTAGATGCAGAGAAAGGACTTCTTTCTTGTGTTCTTCTCGGTGCTTTCACCGAAGCTGAAGAACTTGGGGTGAGTTCCGAATGGTTTTCTGACCCGAGACACCAACAAATCTGGGTAGCTTGTGAGAACATAATCAAGGACGGTGGTCAGATAGATCAGGTGACTGTCTCAAGGCAATCAGTCAAGAATGCTTTATACATCGATGATCTAATTGAGCATTCACCATCTGCTTCAAACCTGAGCTACTATTCCAAGCAGGCGTATGCTGCATACATCCGAAGGAAAGTTTTCCTGAAACATTACGCTGCCATTGAGGAGAGTAAGATTGAACAGGACCCTGAGAAGCTTCTACAGAGGCTACAGGACGATCTTTGGCAGACTACCAGGGGTATGACAGCAGAGAAGGATCAAAGAGCAGCTCAGAAGGGCTTTATAGAGGTTCTGGAGAGTGCTGTTGATGGGGGTGTTCCTGATCTCTCAATCAAGAGTGGTATCTACGGTCTCGACCAGAAGCTGGGTGGGTTTCTCCCTGGTGCAGTTTACATTATTAGTGGAAGACCTGGTGGTGGTAAATCAGCCTTCTCAATGTTCTTGGCAATTGCTGCTGCAAAGCAGGGTAAGCGTGTAGCCCTATGGTCTCTGGAGATGCTTTATAACAGCATTGCAGAACGTGCTGTAGCCATTCTATCTGGGGAAGATGTCAGGCATTATTTGAAGACAGGACACGGTGATAAAGGAAAGATTGCCAGAGCTACCAAGGAGTTCTTTGAACTACCGATTCATATAGAGGACACCCCAGCAATAACCGTTGATCAACTCAGGTCCCAGGCAAGGAGATTTGTCCAAGACAAGGGAGTGGACATGCTGGTCATCGATTACCTCACCCTGCTTCGTTCTGGAGGCAGATACGAAAACCGAGTCAATGAGGTAGGAGCCATGACAAGAACGATCAAGATCATCGCCTTGGAATGTGGTGTTCCAGTCCTTCTCCTAGCTCAGATGAATCGAGAGTTTGATAAACGTGAATCCAGCATACCAAGACTCTCGGATCTGAGGGATTCAGGGACTGCAGAGCAGGATGCTGACAGTGTAGGGTTCCTGGTCCCAAATACGAAAGAGGATGAACCTGATGATGGCATCGTTAACTTCTACATCAGGAAGAACAGAAATGGCATTCAGGAAGCCAAGGTAAGCTTGGAGTATACTCGGTGGAATAGTAGATTCCAAGGTGTCGAGGGTCCACCTGTCCTTGAGAATAAACTCCCGAAATGATCATCACTATCACACTTGAAGACCATGATGGCAACGTCATCGAAATACAGAATTCAGTCACCAATAATGCGAGCATGGGAAAGCTGTTATACGGACTCCCATTGCTCTCCCAGGAGGACACTGATTTTGAGTTGCACGATGAGGACTCAGAACCAATAAAGAGTAGGTGGAATTAATGGCTAAAAAAACAAGTAATATTATAGCCCTGGCAGGCAAGAAGCGTAGTGGGAAAAGCACGGCTTCCAAGCATGTCATGGCACTTTTGGAGAAGGATGGCTTAAAGGCTATCAGACTAGGTTTCGCAGACCCTATCAAATCAGAGGTGGCAAAGATCTTCGGAACCTACAAGGAAGCTGATAAGGCTACCCTGAGACCTGTTTACCAGTCTGTTGCTGAGTCCATGAAAATCATGCATGGCAGGGATGTCTGGTTAAAACAACTAGCGGAAGCCTGGAACCATTATCGGAACCATGGATACAATGCATTGGTCATCGACGACATGCGATTTGCATACGAACAAGTCTGGGTATCGGGCCTTGGAGGACAGGTCTGGAAGGTAGTCAGGGAGACTGGACTCAAAGACGATCACATATCTGAAACTCAAATAGGAGCCATCAAGGCGGATCACCTGATTGTTAACAACGGATCTGAAGAAGATTTTCTGGTGGAAGTGACTAACACCTATTACAGTAAGTAAATCATGGAAATCACGCTATCACCCGAGGAGCAGAGGTATGCCAAATACCTTGCCAAAAAGCGTCATGAACACGCTAGAAAGGAAGGCAAGGTAAACGTGAGGAAAGGCCCTCAAAGTGATGAGATAACCGATCTGGAAGGCATCGCTGGGGAGATGGCTTATTGCAAGCTGATGAACGTATACCCTGATTTCCAAATAGACGTGATACCTGATGCAGATTGCCTCCTCCACACTGGACAAGCAGTGGATGTCAAAACCACTAAGTATGCTTCGGGGAAACTCATAGCAGCACGATGGAAAGGTGAGGGAGTTGATGTATACGCACTCATGGTAGGAGAGTTCCCTACCTACAAGTTCGCAGGATTTACGAGCAAGGAATCACTGATCGATCCCAAGAATCTGACCGATCTGGGACACCCTAAAAGAGGCAAGGTGTTTGCCATGGCTCAACAAGATTTAAACCAACCATTTTAACATATGAATCAAGACAATATACCAAACCAATTAGATGAGGGAGAAATCATCCCCGAGTTTATCGGCTTGTCCGATGACATAAACAAAGGATCAGACTATTTCTGGTCGAAGCGTGGAGGAGACCCAGGCAAGATGTTCAATGGGCGACTCCAGAAGAGGAGGCAACGTGATATGTCAGAGGTGTCAGGGTAGAGGCTACATAGTTAACCCAAGAGAGCAGGATGTCTGTCCAGATTGCGAGGGATGGGGTTTTAAAAAGAAGAATGAACATACAACCAATCGTCGTATTAAAGCACAAGCACGGAGTCACAGCTCAATGGCTAGACTCCCAGTCAAGCACTCAGGTAGTCGCTACCTACGAAGAATATAACGGTAGCTATGGACTGACTCAGGTAGCAGGGCCATGGTCAGGAGTGAGGAAGCCTGAAGATGACCCAAAGACATGGGTGCCTTACATCAAGGAGGGATATGATGAGATCAGATCATACGCTCTTATGCAGGCTGACATGATACTCACCTGTCTCAACTCAACCAACGGTTTGAAGCTACTACGTAGCCAATTCAAGGGGCATGTCCTGGGATTTGATCAAGGTGACTAACATATAGCGTTGCAGAACACCCGAAATATAATTACACTCGGTTGGGAGGTTGGCAGATAATAGATAAAAATCTGTCACCCTCCCATTTATTTATGCCCAAAGGCTCCCTCACCAAATTCAATAACAGGTCACCTGAGTCTCACCTACAGCACTACACTGGTGAACAACTGAAGAAACATGATCCCAAGAGGTATGACTCCATAGTCCTAGCTTTGAAGGAAGGCATATCACCTGAGAGCATAGCGAAGATCCTCTACACAAGCCTCCAGACAGTCAAAGGAATAGCCAGGGAGGAAAAGACAGAAGCCATATCGAAAGCCACTCTGAAGCATAAGGTTGGACTGATATCAGACCTGATGCTTGACCAGGTGTTGAAACACCTAGAAGAGGGGACATTGAATAAGGATAAATTGCCCGTTAACACCGCCATCTTCATCGATAAATTGATGATGTTAGCCAATGATGGAGCTTCAGTAGTCAAACATATCAAAGTTGATGCCACTCCAGATAAGCTAAACGAGCTAATCGATAACCTGCCTGAAGCAAGTAAACCAATTGAAGCAGAGGTAGTTACAACATAATCAGAGCTATCATAAATCTTCGCACAATAATAATTATGTTCAGTAGAAGCCTCCATAGGGGTGGGGGGGATCAGTCACTTTCCAAAATGGAAAGATTCGTTGCGGATCTGCACTTCCACCCCAAATGACAAAAGGCCCTTTCCTTAAGCAATGCACTCAATGCGGTGCTGAGTTTAAAGCAGGCAGCGATCAAGCGATGTATTGTTCCAATGCATGTGGGTGTAAAGCCAAGAGAAGCCGTAATAAGGAGAGGTATAGGGGCTACTACAACAAGTATTATTGGACTCACAAGGACTCTGTCAGGGCAGTAGCTCGTCAGTGGAAGAGGGATAACAAGGAAGCGACTAACAGCCATCGTCATAACTATAGAACCAGGAAGAAGCAGGGGCATCCTGAGGACTGTTCTAAGTGGGTTTCCTTAATGACCAATCCATTGGTAGGGAAGCCCTGCTTCTATTGCGGAGAGAGCAACAGTGGATATCACATGGATCATTTTATCCCGATCAGCCTGGGAGGAAGTCATGCACCATGGAATTTGAGATTGGCATGTCCAAAGTGCAATATGGTCAAAGGCTGGAAGCTTCCAAAGTCCACCTTTTGCGAAGAGATTTTTAGTTATGGAAAAGAGAAAGAAACGAGGGAAAAGACGAACAATGCTGGAATCACCGGGTCTAAGGTGGAAAGCAGGAAAAGAGTCAAAGACTGCAAAAGTCATTGATCGTCCATTCAATAGAGGATTGGTTAAGACAGACCTTGGGTTGGTCAGGGTAAAAGACAATCAACTCTTTCAAAAGGGT